GAAAAGAAGATTCGGGAGATGATTTATGGACAACATTCAACCTTGTACAGGAAAAATTTGTTCGTGGAGGTATTGAGTATAAAACAAAAACTGGTAGAAAGTCAAGTTTACGAAGTTTAAAAAATATTGCATCTTTAAACTATGTGAATACAAAACTTTGGGAAACGGCTGAAGCTATGTTGTAAATATTATGGGGTCTACGGACCCCATTTTTTTAGATTATGGAAGATAATTATTTTACAAAAGAAAAAGATTTTTTGGAGATTATTAAGAATAGATACCAAAAATTATATGGTGTTATAAAAGTTAATAGTCATCTCATTTTAACTCCTGAGTTACTTATTCAAAAAGAATTTGTTATTGAATATCTTAATGGTGATGAATACGATGGGGAAATTAAATTTAATGAGGGAATATTCAAACATAGATCTGGCTTTTACATATATTTATCTAAGATTACATCAACGGAGTTAAATTTTAATGTTAGAGTTTATTATGATGTTGATCAATTAGAAGAGGTAAAATTCTTCATAAAAAATTTATTAAAATTAAAGTAAAAAAAATGGAAATTACGAGTGTAGATTTACAAGAAAAAATTAACAAAGGTGAAAAGTTAATTATTGAATTTTGGGCAGAATGGTGTGGGCCATGTAGAATGATGAAGCCAATCTTTGAAAGAATCTCAAATGAGAATACTTCAGATGTACAAATGTATACAATGAATGTTGATATGAACCGAGAAGTTGGTACTTCATTAGGTATTAGAAGTATCCCAACTATTAAAGTTATCAATGGTGGTGAAGTGACTGAAACAAAGGTCGGTATGTTAAACGAAGGTCAACTAAAAAGTATGTTAACCGAATTAATCAATGGATAAGGTTGTAGTACTTTTTACGATGAAACAATGCCCGTTTTGTCATATGTTGAAAGAAATGTTAGACAAACAGGGTATTGAATATGTGGATCGTGATATACACGAATATGAAGAGGAATATAACTTATTTGTTGAAGTTACCGAAAATGAATTTGTTCCGGCATTTATGTTAATAGAATCTCCTGAGCATAACCCAACAACTAGATTATTTGCTCCTGATAGAGATTTTGAAGACATCAACGAAGGGGCTAAAATTATTAGAGAATTTTTTGAAGATGGATTAGAAGACGATAACGTCCTCTAATCTATCTTGAATTAAATATGGTTTTTCTCCTGTAGGATCTAATATATCTTGAATTAGATCATAACCCTCCACTTTAGTTTTAAAGTTCTCTAAATCAAAGTCAAATAGATCTAATATTAAAGATTTGATGATAGATTTATCCAACCCTGATTTGGGAACAACTTTAATCTTAAAATCTTCATCTTCATTTAATTTTCTTGTGAAGAATAATTGGACCTCATCTGTCATAATTGTGCTATACATTTGGTTAAACATATAGTGGGTGTAGTAAAGCATTAATCTACCACAATTTAAACTGTGACCATAAGGGAATTCAGAATTGATAGATATTTCACTTAAAGGTTCGGGTTCCTCAATGAATGGGATTTTATTAACCTTAACCCACCCCTTCTCAATGTTACCAATTTCTTGATTATATTTGATAATATCAATAACATTAAGTGATTTTATTTCCAACGACGTTAAGATGCCTTGAAATTTTTCCGTAAATTCATCTCTTATTAAATTTATATCTAAAAATGTTTCGGTTGTGGTTATACCATTGATAACATAAAAAGATCCTACGTCTGAAACTTGTATTATTGAATTTTCATTCTTATCAATTTTAGATAAAATGAAATCGGCAAATAAATTAACAATGCCTCTTTTTGAATTTTTATTAATTAACCTCATATCTTTTTTTTACAATTGATATGGATTTTAAATGAATATCTAAATAGTTAATGATTTTTAGTTAAATATAATCTGATAACATATCATTTATATTCTTCTCAACTTCACGGTGGTCAGGATAATCTGGTATTCTAAAATCTAAAAATTCCATTTCACCATCATCCATTAAATGTTTAATCATCTCGGTATATGATCCGTGATATTCAAGGTTATCTTCGTTATATCCTGAACCTTCAAATGTATTAAGAAATCTGTTTACGTCATTATAAAAATCTCGTATTTTAATATATGGGGTATGATAAGTTCTATCATTCTTTGTTGACTGTTCTTCGATTATATTACCAACAAATAATCTTTCTAATTCTGACATAACATCTCCATATACTTCGTTTTCATAAGCACTGTTATATGAGTTATTGTGAAGTGAGTATAATTCATGTTTTAAATCATTGAGATCATCATTAAGAAGTAATTTCATTGATTCTTCATCTCTAAGTAATTCATTTATATTTTCCGTTGTAATTGTAAATTCACCTGATTCATTTGAAATATTATCAAAAAATTCAGTTTCATAATCATCAATTGATAAAACTTGATTACCGATACGTTCAATTATATAATGTGAAATAACCTCTAAGTTTTCTTTATTTAAAACTTCAATAACGTCACTATATACATCATTAGTTGTGTCCCAATATGGTTCAAATATCTCATCTTCCGCTAAAACTGATTTTGCAACATCACGGGGAGAAGTACTTCTACCATAATCTTTAAAAAATTGAGATAATTCTTCTCGGTCTACTAAACGAAGGTAATAATCCTCACCCCTTAATTCAACGTCTGATAAAAGGTCATCACAAATAAATGCCAAAGTTTCTGTTGGAGTTTTCTCTAACTTATATAAAAGAAATTTATTTGAGGCCCAATCAGGAACTGATCTATATTCTAAATTATCTAAAATACCTAAAGAATCCAAAAAATCCATCTCAGGAAATTCATCCTCCGGTATTTGATTAATATCAATTCTATCTAATAGATTTTTAGCGTTTAAAAATATTAAAAAAGTTGTTATTTTACGATTAAAAATCGGTGACACATATTCCCAATCACCGTTATTAAAATTTTCTATAATTTGTCTTAAGTCCATATCTAATTAATAAATATAAAAAAAGGTGGAAAAAGAATTCTCCACCTCAACAATTAGCTTAACACCTATTACTTATTCTTGTAATATTTCTCAACAATTTTTTTCACAGATTCCTGAACCGTAGCATTTTGTGGTGCTGGTTGAGGTTGTGCTTGTGGTTGAGGTGCCGCTTGTGCTTGATTTTTTTTACATCCGCATCCCATAATCATTTGTTTTTATTAGGTTTATTTACCTATAAATATCTAAAGATTATTATATTTGTAAATAATTGAATATTTATTGTTGTATGTCAAAAGTTGTAAAAATTACGGAAAGTAACTTAATTAAAATAATTAAGAATATTATAAATGAGCAATCTGAAGGTGAAGAAGGTTATTATGACATTACACCTGAACAGTATTATAAATTATTGTCCTCTGTTGGTAACCACGCACACGCGATTCCAAGCCTACCTATGTTTAGAGGAAAAGGAAAACTTAGGGTTGTTGGTAATTTAAATTTGGCCGGCAAACCTATTAAAAGTTTGGGTGAATTGGCAATAAGTGGGCAGTTAGATATTAGGCATACAAATATAAAAAGTTTAGAGGGTGTTGAATATGGTGTTCTTGGAACTTATTATGGTACACCATATGCTGAGGAAATTGAAAGGCGTAGAAAACAAAAAGAAAAGAATTTAGCAGATCAAAGAAGAATAGATGACGTATGGGATTTAATGAATACCGATACTGAGGGTGAAATGGCTCATGCTGTTTTTAATTATATGGTTGGGGAAGGTCAAATTGATGAGTTATCATACGCTGAGGTGGAAGAATTAATTGGGTTAAAAAGAAGATTAAAAGAACTTGAGGATAGAATAGAAGTAGAAACGGATGCTGATGTAGTTGATGAGTTAACCAATGACTATGATGAATTACAATACGATATAGACGAGTTAGAAGGTAAAGATAATGATGTTTATGGATTAGTTCCGGATGGTTCATTTTTTGAAATGAATGAATTTAAATCTATACATGACGACACTAATGGAAACAGATATGCCGTTGGAACAATGGATGAGGCTGATGATTCTCTTGAAAAATATTATGATGATATGGTTGATGATTTAAGTAATTTTGATAAAAATACATTATCTTATCATATTGATGGTGATGACGTTGCCGATTATTTTGAAGACACAATAAGAGAATGGATATATGAAGATCCAAGTAATTACGATGTAAATAGAGATTTATCTAGACAACAAGAATTTGAAATTGAAGAATTAAATTCTGAGAAATTAGTGTTAATTGCCGAAATGTCGTTATTATTTTATGGTATAATAACACCATTAAATTTTATTGTTAATAGAGATAATAATTGGGAATTTACTGATGGTGCGGGAAATAAAGTAAATTATATTAAAAATTCAGATGATACTCAAATAGTATTATTAAACGATACACCAACTCTTAAAAATCCTGTGTATAAGGATGTGGATTGGGACGAGATGAATGATGATATGTCTGTAAGAAAAGAGGAAATTGAAGATAGAATAAATGACATTGATTACGAAATCCAAGACATTAAAGATAATCCAGATGGTGATTTAGATGAGGATGATGTGGAAAGAGAAGTTGAAGAAAAAGTTGATGAAATAAAGGATGATCCTGTTAGATGGTTAGATGATTATGGTATAGAATATGATCGATTCATTAATCTTAGATCTTTAAAAGAAGATTTGGTAAATGATTCTGATTATGGTGTGTTGTCTAGTTATGATGGTACGTATGATGAAATTGAAATAAATGATAACACTTATATTGTTTTTAGAATTGATTAATATCTTTACAGAATAGTAAAATTTTATTATGTTTATGATTAATGGGAAGAAAGAAAAAAATAGAGTTTTTAATGAACACCGAATGGATGTTTGAAAAACCTATTGATCAAGAACACAAGGAATACAAATTATTATCATACTTCCAAAAAATGGGAGAAAAATTAGACAACATGGAACTATATCCAAGTTTCATTGAGTTGTCATTACACCTGGCAAATATCCAAACCTTAATTAAGGACAAGAAAATTATCTACACAGATAAGAAATTTTCAACCATAGATGATGAATTACTTGTTAAAGATCTTAAAATAAAAGAAATACCCGCTTTAGAAAGTGAAGAAATGGGTGAGTTCACAAAAATACTATCATATAGTGCCCCAAGAATGTTAGAATATTTCAACATTGCCAAATCAGTTTGGGAAATAGTTTTTGATAGTATCATATTAAAAGTTAAGAAAAATAAAGATGAGATCTTAACTAAAAAAGGTTACTTTTATTATATTAACCCTAAAGACGAAATGTATTATATGTGGGAATACGATATAAAATCAGTAAATAAGAAATCTCCTGAAAGTAAAACTTTGGTTAATTTAATTTATTCAGATAAGAAAAATAATTTGACTATTACAAAAATTATAAATACATTTAGTCAATGGAACATAGAAAACAAATCAAAACTACCTCTTTTTGAAATGTCTTGTGATGGGGAGTTTCCTATAAATGAAACACTTTTACCATTATTCAAAAGGAAATTGATTAGTTATGTTAACCAAGTACAGATGTTAGAAAACTACAAAAAGAACAAGGAACAATTAAATTCTTAATATGGATAAAAATTTTGACAAATTAATTGAAAAATTAATTAAGGATCTACCAAATGATATGGAGTTAGGTAGAGAAATCAGAAAGGCTTATATTAAAAGCTTAACAGAAAAAAAATCCGAAACCCTTAAATCTAATTTAAATGGGGTTCAATAAAAGAATTTTCACCAAAGAACATATTGTAAGAAACATCAATAATATTAAGAGATATCTAAATGTTGATGCGGCATTTTTAATGGATGATTTCTCAAGAGAGGTCTACAGATTATTCAATGAGGGTAAAACAGAGGAAGAATTAATAAAATATATAAACGAAAATAAATGAAAGTTAAATTAGAATATGTATGGGTTGATGGTTATAATCCTGAACCAAATTTAAGAAGCAAAGTTAAAATCGTAGATTTTGAATCAATTAAAGAACAATTAAGAGAAGATAAAAAAGTCCCAATTTGGAACTTTGATGGTTCATCCACAAATCAGGCGAAAACTGGTAGTTCTGATTGTATATTAAACCCTGTTAGAATCTATACCAAAAAAATGTTTCCGTTAGAAAATTCTACGGTATATGTTTTATGTGAGGTTTTAAATCCTGATGGTACTCCACATAAAACAAATGAGAGATCAAAAATTGCTGAGGAATTTTCTGACTTATGGTTTGGTTTCGAACAAGAATATTTCATTATGAAAGAACCTAATGGACCAATTTTGGGTCATGACAGAAGATCCCTTGAAGGACAAGGTAAATACTACTGTGGGGTTGGATCAAATGTTGTTGGTCGTGATTTTGTGGAACAGCATACTGATATGTGTTTAGATTATGGTATTAATATAACCGGTACAAATGCTGAAGTGGCCTTAGGTCAATGGGAATATCAAGTATTCTCAAAAGGTAAGTTAGAAGGTGGTGACGATTTATGGATGGCTAGATATTTCTTACATAAGGTTTCGGAAAAATATGGTTATGAGATTACTCTACACCCAAAACCATTAAGAATTGGTGAATGGAATGGATCTGGATTACATACAAACTTCTCAACGGATATGATGAGAGATGAGAGTAATGAAAGATATTTTATGTCATTATTTTCGGCTTTTGAAACAAGACACGAAGATCATATTAATGCTTATGGTTCGGACAATCAATTACGTTTAACGGGTAAATTTGAAACTCAATCAATTGATAAATTTAGTTGGGGGGTATCTGATCGTGGGGCATCAATTAGAGTTCCTCAGGATACAGCAAACGAATGGAAGGGATATATTGAAGACCGTAGACCAGGATCAAACGCTGATCCATATAAGATTATTCAAGAGATTGTTAAATCACTTAATTTAACCGAACAAATCTATCATACAAAACATATGATGACCTCATTTGTTGATATGGATGGTCTTAGTGGAAAATATGGTACAATGTCTAATGATGATTTATTAAATGAATATAGAGAGGAGGAATAATGGAAAATGGATGTGTATGTGGTGGAACAGGACCTTGTCAGTGTCCTACACCAAAAGTAGAACAAGTTAATCACCCCCAACATTATGGTGGTGAAAATAATCCTTACGAAGCAATCAAAGTAATCGATGCTTGGGAATTAGGGTTCTCATTGGGGAATACGGTTAAGTATATCTCAAGAGCCGGTAAGAAAGAATCTGATAAAGAGTTGCAGGACCTTAAGAAAGCGTTATGGTACTTGCAACATCACATAGAAACATTAGAGAAAAAATGAAAATAGTTGTAACAGGAGGTGCGGGTTTTATAGGTTCCGCCTTTATAAATCACTTATTAGACAACTTTGAATGTGATGTTCTTTGTGTGGATAAACTAACATATGCTGGAAGTAGAATGAATATTAAACATAATGTATCATTTTTACAAAAAGACATTTGTGATGTAACAAGTGATGAGTTGGGTGAGTTTGATTATATTGTTCATTTTGCTGCGGAATCACACGTTGATAATTCAATTAAAAACGGGTTACCATTTGTGAGAACAAATGTGGAAGGAACTTTTAATTTATTAGAGATATCAAGAAAAAACAAGAACCTAAAAAAGTTTATACACATCTCAACGGACGAAGTGTATGGAGATATGGATGAACATTTCGCTATTAATCATACGGCAACTGAAACAAATGAAATAAAACCAAGTTCGTATTATTCTGCAACTAAAGCAGCATCTGATATGTTAGTAATATCCGCTAATAGAACTTATGGGTTACCTTATTTAATAACAAGAACCTGTAATAATTTTGGGGAACA